ACATTTAGTGACTTATTCTCAACAACATATAGTTTACAATCAAGAGATACAAATGGTTGTGAATCTTCAACAATAAACGTTAATATTACTAAATCGGCACCTACTGCAAGTGTATCATATGGTAATGTAAGTTGTTATGGTGGATCTAACGGTTCAATTACCGTATCAAATCCATCAGGTGGAAGTGGTTCAGGATATACATATTCAAGAGATGGGGTAAATTACCAATCAAGTGGTACGTTCAGTAGTTTAACTATCGGAACATATTCAATATACGTTCAAGACGGTGTGGGTTGTGTAAATGTTGTTACAACAATAGTAATTACTCAACCAACTGAACAAACTGCAACTATTGCAGTTAACACATTCGCAACTTGTAATGGTGGTGCGGACGGAGCGATTACATTGTCATCATCTGGTGGAGTATTCCCTAAAACATATAGATTATACGCTGACACGTCAGCACCTTATAATACTTGTGGAGGAACTTTAGTTGGAACATACACAAATGTAACTTCAGGATCACCATCTGTTTCTGTTAGTAATATTGATGAATATGGATATTGTCTTGAAGTTACCGATGCTAATGGTTGTGTTACAAATAGTGGAGTGGTTAGTACTACCGCTTGTTTAGGTACTTGTTACGATATTTTTATTCCAACAAGTATGTTAACAAACAATGGTCAAGAATTATATATTGAATATAGAAAAACTAACCTCGCGTACGTTAGTCGACCTTATAGTGATTTCCCACAATCTATTGGTCCATCTGGAGGTATATTAATTAACATTTGTAGTACCATATCACCAGCATTTAGATATGGTGTTTCTGGATTCCAATTTGTTGAAGATGTTGGAATGGTAATCGGAATCGGTGGTAAATGTGATAACAGTGAATGGTGTGGAGGTGGAGACCCTTACGAAGCACCAGCTGGCGGTGGCGGAGGTGGTGGTACCACTACTTATTCGTGTAAAGATTCTTCACTTGGACCTTGTAGTGATTACACTTCACCGTGTGCATCATTAGGTTTAATGAACTGTAGTGATTTGGAAGAAATTACCTAATTTTAGTTGGGTTGTTTAACCTTTATTTGTGATATTTTATTAGTTATATTTTAGTAAAAAATATCTAAAGATATTTACTAGTGTATGGCAACCTACTTTGGAACTTTAACTGGATTCACTTTACCTTATACGAATATTTCGTCTGATACCTTACCGGGTGGAGGACAATCGTATTTGAATGATTTGGAATACGTATCGGGGGTTAAAGCACGACCATCAGGTTCCACACCATCTTTATCATTTATTGCAATAGGTTCGAGTAGATTATCCGAATTAAAAAAATATGGTACCACAGGATATACCCAAACTTTACAATACGGAACAATTAGTGGGGTAACATATACGGGTTACACGATAGATGGACTTTCATATAGAGACATGGCTAATGGATTTACACAAATCACGGGTCAAACTGCAAACTATTACTCAACAATACCTTCGGGATATACAACGGGAGACGCAACCAATTTTGCAACGGAGTATGTGATTAATAAAGTTTTAACAAGAAACGAACATTTTCTTGGATTTATTGAACAACCAAGGGTGTATTCTGACGTTTTTGTTGAGAGGGGTAAACAGGGAGTAATGGAGATGAACTTTAGATTAGGTGAAATTGATAACATGGGTGAGTTAAGTGTCTATGGAAATGGATTTTTTAACGTTAAAAAACAATAAGATTTATATTTATTAATAAAATAATATGGCAGTTGGAAGTTATGGTATAGTTAGACCGGCAGACGTTTCTCCTTCAGATGTGGATATTTTCTATCATTTCACATCGGGTAGGACAGCAACCGCACCGGTCGAATTAAAAAAATTAGTATCTGAAAAGGTTTTAACACCGGTTTTTCATAACGCAAATACTACAAATGATTCAAGTGCACCTAATAACGAAATATTAGGTGGTTTGTATAATTTAAAACTTGAGGCAAGTGACTTCTCAAAATTGGGAATTTACACTCTACACATTAGACCAAAACAAATTAGAACAACGATTGCCGATTGTGGTGTGTTAGCTTCATTACCATCTGTAAGAGGATTAGTTATTAATACTTCAAATGTTCCTACAGCAGATAGAGGTAAATTTACACCACAAGGATTAGTTGGTTATAGAGTTGAATATATAAATGCATCTGACAATAGAACAAAAATACCTAACTTTTATAGAATGGTAACATCTTCGTTTTATTGTACACCTGTAACATCAAATTTAACAAATTCATCTGATAAGGCGGTTAGATATCAATATACGGACCAAGCCACTGCATTTTTATTTGTAACATTAACACCATCATCGGCACCATCAAGTAGACCGAACGTTATTCCATTTATCGGTGACCCAGGACAAAAAATTATATTAACAAATACATTTTTTAACCCAACAACAGTTGAGGTTGAAATGGTAGAACATGATGCATCCACATTGGCACACGCACTTTATGGTGACCAAACTAAGGCTATTACTCCGGGTATTTACACAATCTACGATAACAATAAAAATATCTATAAACAATACAACCTATACGAAGTTAAGGACGAATTTAATGAAACATTATATGAGGTTCGTGAGGAAAGAGAAAGTATTGACGAAACGTTAAATTTAGATAATATCACAGAATAATGGCAGTAACAAAATACAAAGTTCCGAGTCAAGCTGCGTCAGGTGCGGAAACGTTTAGTGACAGTTTAGTTGGTAGACAAATTACCGATGGTAGTAGTCAACTGACTAATACGAACTTTGCCGTCGATAAAGTCATTCCCGAAAAGGATAGTAAAGATTTTAAAACGACACCATTTTCTGAATACATCACTTTAGATACATTAAAAGAGGAAAAGGATGCACCAACAACACAAAGTGGTAATTCAAAGAAAGAGAAGATAAAATTTAAAGCGAATCTAGACGATTCAAGTAAATCACTATTTGGTTCTTTAAAACATAGATTGTCAGTATCGGTTTCTAAAATTATAAATAAATTCCCTGCGGCAATATTGGCTGACGAAAATTCATTATATAATATTACTGATTATACTGCATATCAAGCAACTTATAATCCAATTACAAATACCACACAATTTTACACACCATCTTCTATATTTTTTAATCCATTTGATATATTAATAGAAAAACCAAAAAGTAATACCACACCTTCAACGGATAATATTATTAGAAGTTTTTATTCATCTTATAGAAAATATGTAATTGATTTTAGTGGTAACACATATAATATTGTTGGTTACACGGAAACAAATTCAGACGGTAATGTAAGGATTGGAGTTGAGGGGAATATTTTTAGTGGTACAACGGGAACCACAACAAGTTTTCTAATTAGACCAAACGATGCAATTACTGAAGAGTTCTACACTAACTTAGATGAGTTAGAAGACACATTAGTTAATAGAGAAACCACACCAAAGTACACAGCAACATTTAAAGTACCAAGAGATAGTTTTGACCAAACATCTACAAATATTGTAAATGTAGATATTAGTTGGCCGGTTTCAAAAGATAATTGGAACATACAAATTGTTGGTGTAAACTTTAATGATTACATTGAAAAGTTAAGTGGTTTAGGTGAAGAAATAGATGGATACAAATCAAATTTAATTGTGAGGTTTTTAACTGCACCACAATTATTTGAATTTGATAGTGAAGATAAAAAAGCTGAGTCAATATTTCAATTGTATGGTCAAAATTTTGATAAGGTAAAAAAATATATTGATAACATTGCTTACATGAGAAATGTAAGTTATGATAGTATAAACAACGTACCTGATTTATTATTAAAGAATTTATCACAAACACTAGGATTATCAACGGTTAATTTATTTGATGAGAAATCATTACAAGACACGTTATATTCAAGACAACAAGCGGAATACCTTGGTTTATCTTTGGGTAAAACTTTGGTTGAAGCTGAATATGAATTTTATAGAAGAATCTTAACAAACTTAGCTCATTTATATAAATCAAAAGGAACACGTTCTGCAATACAATTCTTTTTGAAATTCTTAGGTGCACCTGAACCATTAATTAAAATTGATGAATATGTT